CCAGTTGGTAGTCCAAATACTAACTCCCCAGAAGAATCAGTTGCTTCTCCAGTTATTTGGTTTGTTATTGCTAACTGTGAATTGGAAAGATCGACTGAAGAAATATTGGATTCCGGAAGATTTGCATAAAGAAATCCATTTTCACTATTTCTTATTTTTGGTACTCTTAGATTTGCTGTATAATTTCCATCAGTAATTACTGGATTGCCATCAAAAACTCCACTAACATCTGAAATGGTTCCAAGAGTTAATGTTGATAAGTCTGAAGAAATATCCGTAATTCTATTATATTTTAAAATACTTGATTGTGCAACACTAATTACATCATTCACTTTGACTCCAGAAAATAATTTTCCTGGACTTGTTACTGAACCTCCAGCAATATTAACTTCTGTAATTCCATTAGAGAACTTTTTAGGACTTAGAACTGCATCTGCAAAGAAATTTGGAAATCCTGATACACCCGATTTTGTAACAGCTTTGATTTGGTCAGTTGTATTTTGTATAAAACCTGCAATTGTTAGTGCTGTTTCAATTCCATTAACAATTAGTTTTTCTCCAGTTACAAAAGTCCCTGAAGTTTGAGAAAGATCTAAACTTGAGGCAGAGGCACCGAGAACAACAAAACCGCTTGCTCCACTACTTTTTCCTTTTATAAAGGAAGAAGTTGGAATTTCAGTTGCAGTTACACTTCTATTAAAAGTTACATTTGTATAAGTTTGAATATCATAAAGATATAAGTCCCATTGAGTTGATGCATCAGTATATGCAGCATCAGTCAGGTTAAATGTATAAACTCTCGCAACACCAATTACTTGACCTCCATTAAGTCTATTTTTTAAATCAACAATATCATTTTCCTTTGGAGCACCACTGACATTATTAACTCTCAACAAATGTCCCATCTCAAATGGAATATTTGTATTGTTAATACTTTCAGTGTCTCTTGGTTTTTCTACATCTACAGCAGTTTCTGTATCTAAAGTAACATCATAACCATCAACATATGCTCTTCCAGGACTTACCTGCAAACACATTAGGTCATCTGATGGAATATTTCCTTGTTCTGTGGTTTCACCTTCTAAGTATAGTCCATCATTATCAATTTGATCATTTAATGAATTGAGTGCTTTAATATCAAACTCATCTACAGCATAATGACCAGATTCATCAAATGTTCTTTCCGCAATATAATCTCTTATTAAATTATATTGCGGTTTATTATCAATTTTTTTAATTTTTCCTTCATCTAATCTCAATATCTCTACAAAATCAGTGTCTGTATTATTAGATATTTCTTTCTTTGTAAGTGTTAATGCTATCTTTAATCTGTCTGCACCTGGTGCTGCAAAATTAGTGAAACCACTTGCATTATCATACAAGGATGAATCATCTTTTGCATTAACAATAGTTTCGGATATTTTTAATCCTACTCTATATGAAGGAGTATTAGTATAATAGTCTAATATAAGTGTTTGCTTAGAAACTTCTACAAATGTTCCTCTAATAAAGTAAACACCATTATCTATAGATGCTGCTGAACCAATAGATGTTGCATTTTGAGAAATTAATGATGCAAATGCAGTACCTGCCGTAATTGTAGTATTTCCATATGTAACATTTTCACTTGCAAATAATTGCTCCCCATCTTGGAAAGTATCTACTTCTGCATCGTCTCCGGATTCACCATATTTTACATAAATTGTAATATCAGTTACTAGGTCATTATCAGATGTGAGTGCAACTTCTTGAATAGATGCTGTTACTCCCGAAAGTTGTCCTGTTATTTTTTTTCCAATAAAATTTTTAATATAAACAGAGACATCTATACCTAAATTAATCTCATTTAATTTTACTGCAGAAAACTGATTATCAAAAGTTACAGATCCTGGAAGAACCATAGATCCTTCTTTAAAAATATTACCACCAAAAGACTCTACTTGGTTTTGTAATATGGACTGAAGAGTTGTTAATTCTCTAGCCTGAACTGGATATCCTGGTTTAAATAAAACTTTATAAAAGTTTTTATCTCCATCAAAATCATCATAATATGGGCTTATATTTAAGTCTGTTTTTTGTGCCATCTTTTTTTAGAATTCCAGAATAATTTTGATGTCTTCTTTTTGTCTAGAGTCTCTCTGAACTTCGGGTCGGTTGTCAATATAAATTATATTCCCCGTCTTTTTATTTATCTCCGGATTTGCAAGACCATTTGTAAAAGTAACACCTAAGTTTATTTGTTTATTATTAACAACTACAACACTACCGTTTAGATTTGCAATACTTGCAGAACCTCCACTGGTATTAAATGTGATATCATTAGTAGAATCGAATGCTATTACATCCGTTGTACTATTACTAAGTGTTTGGTCTACGTTATTTCCAAAACATAATGATCTGTCTTGATAATACTTCAAAACTTTAGTATCTTTATCAAATGATGCTACATATCCTTTTGCTCCAGACACATTTTGAGTTATTTGTTCACCAATAGTTACATTTCTAGACTCTGATAGTCCGATACCAGAAAGAGATGAGAATGTATTTCCAGTAAAAGTTACTCCTGCTCCAGAAAATGTTTCGGGATTTTTTATAATACCAACTTGAGCAAATTTAGTGTCTATTGGAAAATCTTTAGTTGAATCGTCGAATCTTGCATACATCAATACTTTATCTGTTCCCAACTCCTCATAAATGTTGTAACCATGTCCTTTTGATGGGGGAATTATAGGTATTAATTTTGCAGTATCGGTGGGGGAAGATTTTGATAGATTGAGAATTCCATATGTATATCCTTTTCCTCCATTTGTAACAACAATATCAGTTATTGTACCTGATGCACTATCTGCCGTAATTGAAACTTTACCTCCTGTCCCATCTCCTAAAATATCTGCGGTCGTACCTGTAGTGTATCCTGATCCACCATCTTCGATATATATTGTCTTTATTTGATTGTCATTAGTATCAGAGTTTCCTCCTTCTCTAATAGTTTGAATATCAGAATCTGTTGTAGTTAACCAATCGTTAGGAACTGTAATATACTCTGTAGAATCAAATTTGATTACATCTGATGGAAGAATAGTGAATAGATATTTCCATCTATATCCATCAGACCCTGCAACAGATGGTTCTACATCAGTATGTGTTGGTTCTATTGTCGATCCTGTAACAGTAGGATTGAATCCAGAAGAACCATTGTCTATACAAATATAAACTTTAAATTCACTTGTAATAATATAATAATTTGCATCATATAATCTTACGGTTTTAGATACAGGTGCCTCGTTACCTTGGCGATAATCATGTCGATACATGTCATAAGGAGTATTTACGACCCATTCAACCTTTCTTATGACTCTTCTAGCATTTTCTGCAGTAATCTTTTTACCAAATAAACTAGTATCTCTATAATGAGACAAATATTGCAAATTATCTACAGGATTATTAGTTGTACTTGTATCCCAATTATCAGTTCTACCAAATCCAACTGATCCTGGAGTTGGATTTGATAAACCTAAGAAAGCATAATAAGAATTATTACTGATAGACTCTACAAAAGAACCAGCATTCAATATTCTAAATTGATCTGTTACGAATGCGGACATATTAATTGTTTTTTATATATTTATAAGACAATTTTAGTTTTCAATTATACTTCTCTTTTGGGTAATGCCCCAGTTTTTCTAATACCAATACCCCTTCTCTGAATTGTTGGATATGTTGTCAATCCAGATACAGTATTTCCAGTAACTCCAATTGATATTGGATTTGTAGATCTTGTCCCTCCTTCTAATAATCCCCATGAGTATTTTCCAACGGGATTTAATATACTTCCAGTAGTTCCAAGACCAACGATTGGAGAACCTGAATCTACATTACATGTAATAATTCCAATTGTAGATCCAGCACCTGTATTATTGGACCAATTAGAAACATAATAAACATTATCTAGGAAATTTGTTCCAATTCCAACAACCGCAGAATTTGAATTATCAATTGAGGTAACTCCACTACCAATTTGAGTATCATAGATATAAATTGGATAACCTGTTGATAATCCACTGAAGTTATTACTATCAATTACTGTAAATTGAAGTGCTAAAGGAACACCAATTCCAGTTGTTGTCGTAATACCAGTTACAATACCAGAGAAACCTTTAATA